ACTGCGGAACTATAAACGGAACAATTGTTGCAGCGCACTCAAATCAACTTAGGGATGGTAAAGGTCGTGGGATCAAAGCGTCAGATTACAGAGTTGCCAGCTTGTGTTACGAATGCCACGCAGAACTTGACCAAGGAACAAAAATGTCAAAAGCCGAAAGGGTGGAATTTTGGGAAGAAGCGCATAGAAAAACGATTGCCTTGCTATTTGAATCAGGCTTTTTACATACCAAAGTTTGAAGAAATGACCCAAGACACCGTAGAACTCTTAGAATTGCTGCATGATCGTACTTAACTTACCCCTGCCGCCTAGCGTAAACAGCTACCGCACCATATTCCGTAACAGAATGGGCATAAGCAAGGCTGGCAAAGAGTTTAAAGCACAGGTTTCTGACTATGTAGTTGAGTACAAAGTGCCAAAGCTAGGCGATGCACGGCTTGAAATGAAGGTGGTGCTATATCCCCGTGACCGCAGAAAACAAGACATTGATAATCGAATCAAGGCTTTATGGGATGCGTTAGGTGATGCTGGCGTATTTGACGATGACGAGCAAATTGATGTTTTGGTTATTGAACGGGGCGAAATAAAAAAAGGCGGTGGATGCTTGGTACTTATTGATATTCTTGATAAAATAGAAGAAAATGCACCCATAAAATAAGGATTCGTATGGAAAAGTCAATGGCGTTGTTTCTTGCAACCATGCTTCATTCAGGCACAAACACCCATTTTTTCCATTGGGCCACCAAGTCTTATGCCAAACACAAGGCTTTAGGTCACTTTTACGAAAACATCATTGAACATACCGATGCTTTAGCCGAAACTTATTTTGGCATTTACGGTCAAATTACCGATTACCCTGCCACATACCATATGCCTAAAGAGCCTCTAGCTTATATGCAATCCCTACAACGGTTTGTAAAAGAAGCACGGGTAGACTTGCCGCAAGATCCTGAAATCTGCCAGCTTATTGACAATATCGCCCAAGAGATCGACACCACCATTTACCTACTTAAATTCAAGGCATAATCATGCCATTAGATAAATCAGGCAGCGCAAAATCGGTCGGCAAGAACATCAAAGCCGAAATGAAGGCTGGAAAGCCCAAAAAGCAAGCCGTAGCCATTGCACTTAATGTTGAGCGTGATAACGCCAAGGGTGCGAGAAAAGCCGCCTTGGAAGAGGCTTACGGTCGTTTTCTAGGTGAGCGGGATAAATGAGCCGTAGGGATGACATTCGTGCCGCAGTAGAAAAGCACGAGAAACCTATACCCAAGACAACAAAGGGTAAGGACAGGAATTACCTGCCAACCGAGCAGGGCGCAGGAATGACCGCAAAAGGTAGGGCGGAATATAACCGCAAGAACAACGCAAACTTACAAGCACCCCAATCTAGTGGCCCAAGGCACGATAGCTTCTGTGCAAGGTCAGCAGGTTGGACTGGCGAAAGGGGCAAAGCTGCCCGCAAACGATGGAGTTGTTGACATGAAAGATGGACTATACGCAAATATTCACCGTAAAAGGGCTAGGATAGCCGCTGGATCGGGTGAAAAGATGGCTAAAAAAGGTGCAGAAGGCAGACCCAGCGCACAAGACTTTAAAGATGCGGCTAAGACTGCCAAACCACAAAGCCGTAAAGACATGATTCGTGACAAGATGAAAGATATGTGATGACACCTATTACCCCAATGAGCCGCAAGTATAAAAAAGAAGATGCAATGCTGCGTAAAGAGCATACATCTACATTAGAAAAGAATCAGGCTGACCGCATTGCCCGTAGGAAGTTGATTGCTAACAAACTTAAAGACTTGGATAAAGAAGTTAAATAATGGCTTCATTGGCTGAACTCCTGCGTCAAGGGGCAGATAAAATTATTAATCTGCCTATGGAAGCACAGCGGTTTATTACTAACCCACAGGCATTTACGCAAGCAGTTACAGGCAAAAACCCATTACCAAGAGAAACAGGGTTTGCAGCAGGGGCAACAGGATTAACGCCTACACAAACAAGCGTATTAAATCCTAGCGATATGCAATACATGACTGGGTATGAAGAAGGCGAGCCATTAGGCGTAGCGGCAACATTAGTACCAATAGCAGCATTAAAAAGAGGTGTTCAAAATGCAGCAGGAAAAGGATTTTTCGACACAGGAGATATTAGGCGGGTTGGCATTAGTCAATCAAACCTTGACCCAACACGGCTTACCCCCGATGAACTTAGAGCAGTACAAGGAAACCTTGAAGCACCCAGTATCAGAAGAAACGATGGCGCAACTCTCGCCCAAATCCTAAGAAACCCTGATTTAAACCCTTCTGTTCAGCTTGCAAGGGGAATAAACCCCTATTTTGATTTAGATGCGGTGAAGGCCATGTCACCTTCATCCCTGCAAAAGCAGTTTCCAATTGCCAAAACATACGAAACAATGGCTAAAGGCATAGACCCTGCATTAGAAAGCCAACTATTCGCCCAATATTTACGCAATTACCCTGAAGCTGTAAGAAAGTCGGGCGCAACCAATTACCAAGAACTAATACCTGCCAGCTATGAGCAATTAGGCGTAGAAAACGCCAAGCAATTAGACAGAATGCTTAATCAAGATATGCGATTGTCATATCATCAAGGCGATTTGAACTACGCAAACAGCCCACAAATGCTGGAAGATGCGCTAATAAACCGCCATTTATATGTATTTGGTGGTGGTGAGCCGCACCAACTATTGAATAAAATTGATCCATACACAGGTTTGAACCAAAACCAAGTATTCCGTGCGGTACACGATTATTACGGTCACGGGCCATCGGGTGCAAGTTTTGGCCCTAGAGGTGAAGAATTGGCATATGGCACACACAGTCAGTTATATAGCCCACTAGCTAAAATGGCTGCTGCTACTGAAACACGGGGGCAGAACTCTTTTGTAAACTTCTCAGGTATCAATGCCCAGTTACAGCAAGATATGGCCGCTATCCGTCAGGCTCGGGAAAACATAGCACGGCAAGGTGGTGATACTGCCCCTTATGATGCAAAACTAGCAGAACTTGGCTCACAAACTCAGTACGCAGATCAAAGGGCATTCCTACTACCGCCCGAAATGATTGATCCTATGTACCAAGGCGGTATGCCCGAGTACATGAAACCTTATATACAACCAAACAGCCCAAGCGCATTAACTGGCTACCATTACAGCAATAGACCTGATTTGCTGCAAACCGACCCTTCTATGTATGGCACAGGCATACGGGGATCAGAAGCTAAACGCCTAATGATGGCAGACGCATTACGGGATCGCACCTATTTCTACAATAACCCCAATACAAAAGAAGCAGGATTAGGCCCGAACCAATATGAAGCCAATTTGACCGACTTCTATAATGTGGCCCAAGACCCCGACAACCTAAACAAGTTGGCTAGACAGTACAACCAATATCAAGGCATTGTGGATCAAAACGCTGCTACTAATGCAATAGAGCGTATAGCGAATGAAGCAGGATATAAAGGCATTGAAAATACTGGCGGTGCTATTAGTTTTGTACCCCAAGACATTAAGCGTAAAAAGTAATACAATTAACTTATCTTAATCAACCACTTGGGTAAGGTATGCAATCTAAAGTAGAAAATCCTAGAAAAGGTGGAAAGCCTAAAGGATCACCCAAAACTGGCGGTAGACAAGCTGGTACACCTAACAAAGCTACGGGGGCTGCCCGATTAGCTTTTGCTGCGTTTGTTGATAACAATGCAGACAAACTACAAGAATGGCTAGACGCTATTGCTACTAATGATAAGCATGGCCCAAAGGTAGCGTTTGATTGCCTTATGCAGGTAGCTGAGTTCCATGTACCTAAACTAGCCCGTACTGAGGTAGTAGGCGTAGAAGATGAACCAGTTAAGCATATTCACGAACATAGCTTTTTAGATTGAAAGAAGTTAAGCACCAATACCGCTATCCTTACAAAGCACGGGAAGCGTTCTTAGACTTTCACAGGCGTGAACAACGCTGGGCTGTTTTAGTCTGTCACAGAAGGGCAGGAAAGACCGTAGCGACCATTGCGGACATTATCCGTAGGGCAGTCATGGAAAAGAAAGAAAACGCTAGGTACGCCTATATAGCCCCTTTCTACGCACAAGCTAAAAACATTGCTTGGGATTATTTACTTAGGTTTGCAGAGCCATCTATAGTTAAAGCCAATCAATCTGAGTTATGGGTAGAATTAGTTAATGGGGCTAAGATCAGGCTATTTGGTGCTGACAACCCCGATGCCCTGCGTGGTTTATACCTTGATGGCGTAGTGCTGGATGAATACGCAGACATGAAACCTAGGCTTTGGGGTGAGATTGTGCGCCCTTTACTCACAGATCGCCAAGGCTGGGCTACCTTTATTGGTACGCCAAAGGGCCATAATGCGTTCTATGACATATACAACGAAGCCCAAAAGAACCCGAATTGGTATGTCAAGACCCTAAGAGCCGACCAGTCAGGACTGCTGCCTGAAGCTGAATTACTGGATGCACAGGCTACTATGTCAGACAACCAGTACGAGCAAGAGTTCCTATGTAGCTTTGAAGCAGCAATTCTTGGGGCGTTTTATGGTCAAGAAATGCGTAGAATCACGGACTTAGAACGCATTACCACCGTAGACTATGACCCAATGTTCCCTTGCCATACTGCGTGGGACTTAGGATTTAACGACAGTACGAGTATTTGGTGGTTTCAGGTGGTTTATGGAGAGATACGGGTACTCGATCACCACTCTAGTAACGGTCAAGCTATACCGTTTTACACCATGCTTTTAGACCAAAAAGAAGATGAGTTTGGATACAAATATGGCTACCATTACCTGCCCCATGACGCTAGGGCAAAAACATTAGCAAGTGGTGGAAAGAGCATAATTGAGCAGATTTCTGCAAAAATTGACATAAAACATCTAAAAATCGTACCAAATCTGTCATTACAAGACGGAATACAGGCAACACGACTTGCATTAACTCGCTGTTGGTTTGATAATAGATGTGAAGAAGGAATCGAATGTTTGCGTCAATATCAACGAGAGTGGGATGATGATAAAAAAGTATTTCGGGATCGCCCAAAACACGATTGGACTAGCCACTCAGCAGATGCGTTCCGTTATCTCAGCATTGTATGGAAAGACGAAGATGGCCCTATTCTCAAAGATTCAAGAATTACAGGCCTTCATGTTGGGCAAACGGATGTAACCCTTGATGAGATGTGGAAACAAACCCCCAAAGTAATTAACAGGAGAATTTAAATGACAACAGCAGCCGCAACATTTGCATTACCCTACGAACACGTAGCAGCTTCACAAACAGCCCAAGTATTAGGTTCAACTGGAGCA